AGGACTTGTTATCTTGACAACATTTGGATTGTTGGTAACGGTAAAGGTAATGGGTTTATTGACGTCCATGTTATAGCAGATTTTGAGCGCGATAAAATAAATGACATAAACTATTATAACATTTATGCATTAGGTAACTGGGGAAAATTGCGCACCGGTGGCGAGTTCTTAAAACAATTTAAAAGCAATAAGCACGTCGGAACATACCTTTATGATCCAGCATTACCAATTCACATATCGTTTGACGAGAACGTACTACCTTACTTAACTTGCAACGTATTTCAGCTGTCAAATAATGTTTTAAGACAGATAGATGAGATAATGCTAAAAGATCCTTTAAACACGCTTAAAGATACGTGCGAAGAATTTATAAAAAGATACGGATCAAATAGACAAGGACTCTTTGTTTATGGAGATGCGACCAGTCGAAAGCAAGATACTAAAATTCAAAAGGGACAGAACTTTTACTTGTTAATTAAAGGATATTTAAAATCAATGCGGCCTGATTTTCGAATTCCGCGTGCTAATCCATCAGTCATTATGTCTCGAAACTTTACAAATGAATTATTAGCTGGAGAAGTTGAGGGCATTACAATTGCTTTTGATTCTAGATGTAGAAATTCAATTAATGATTATCAATATTGTACTGAGAATGAAGAAGGTAAGGTAAACAAAAAAGTAATTAAGGACAAACTCACTGGTCAAAGCTACCAAGAGTTTGGACACGCTTGCGATACGCTTAGATACATATTAGTTTCCATGTTTATTGACAAGTATAAGAAGTACATGAAAGGTTAAAGTATTGTTAAAGTTTTATTTGATTTGTCTTAATAATTACAATGCTTTTGTATCTTTGACGTAGCAATAAAGCTAAAGCAAAAAATAAAACATTATGAACATACTAAGATTTATAATTGCTATAATTTTTTTATCAGAAGTAATATTAGCATTATTGCATTTAATTTGCATTATGTATGAAAATAAATTCCCAAAACAATTTTATTTAATAGCCCCTGTTTTTATAATTTTTATTATTATTTTTACAATGTTAATTACTCCAGTTTTTAATTGGATAGCAGGATATTAAAATTAGGAAACACTTATTTATTATAGTCTTAATATAAAAAATTATGAAAATATCACAACTACCACAAGAGGTAAAAGAAAAAGCATTGAAGTATCAAATGTATGCAAATGAAGATTGGGACAAGATAAGTGATTATTTACAAAACGCTTTTGATTGGGACGAAACAGAAGAAATGGAAAATTATTGGAGTGAATGGGACGATGAAGAATTTAAAGACACAGTCAAATGATTCTAGGCATAACCTTAAATCGATTTGCAAAGATAAGGTCTCAAGGTAAGAATGTAAAGTATAATTTCTTAACTAAGATACTACTTGAAAAAAAACCTGCAAAGAAATTTAAATGCAAAGAGATACAAGATCTTACATTAGATCAATTGGTTAATGCAGAAATGTTTCTAGAAGACGAAGATTATAGTAAATTTTGTTCTATATTTGTAATGCAAAAATGGTGGCAAACTATTTATATTCACAACATGTCTTTCATCATTATGGAATTTCTTTGTCAGCAAAGAATGCATTATGAATTATATGATTTTATTTTTGACCCCCCGAGTTACGGTGAAGATGCAAAGGAGACGACGGGGTCAGAATTGAAAAATGAATTTGTAGAACGGTTCGGGAACTATGTTATATTGATGGATGTCATCTGCAAAGGAGACATGACAAAATATAAAGAAGTAGAACAATGGAAAGTAAGTGAGTTCTTTTTTTGGGCAAACTATTTAACAGGTCAAAGAATAATAGAAGGAGTAAAATAAAAAAAACATGAAAAAAGCAATAATTTTTTATAAAGGAGAAGAAGTTTGTAAGTTAAATTTTGATAATATACTAGTTCACGAGAGATTTGGATATAGATTTTTAGATGAAGATGGAATTGTGACAGGACAGTTCTCTTTGGAATATGCTTACATTGTTTTATGCGGAGATAAAGATATAGTGTAATGGCAAATCAATTATCACAATTATTAACATTTATCATTGAAGTCTACGATGCGATACCTCTTGTTAACACTATATGTTTTAAAGATGACGACGTGGTTGACGTGGAAAAAGAGAATGTTTACCCGCTTGTTTCTATTCAGTTGTTATCTGGTCCAGCACCAGATTGGTACAATAGGCAGTATATAATTGCTTTTGAAGTTCTAAACCAACGAGATGACACAAAGACCTCAACAGGATCAAAGCTGTTATCTGACGCAAACTACATTGATAATATTGGTATTACAGATAGCATAGCAAACAATTTTTTAATGGAGATTTTAAAAGACCATAATGATTTAGATATACAAATTGTTGACGGTAGCATCTCAACATTTGAGCCGGTAAGAAAAGACGAGCGAAATGCTCTCGACGGCGTTAAGTTTTCAGCAACATTTATGATGCATCAAAATGGAATATAGTGTCGCTCAAATTAGACAGTACATAAGGGAGGTGATAAGGACTTCAAAGAATACAGCTCGCGTTGATTCAGGATTGTTAAAAGATACAATGCGAGGGGCATACATCGGCAAAACTAAATCAATTGAATTTCGACAATTATTCTACGGAGCCTACGGAACAAATAGCAAGTTAATTGCAAACGCTGAAAAAATAATACCTAAGGATTTACCATGGACGGTAATTTTTGAAGATGAAGAAGGTAGGCAGACCACGGTAAAAGGCAAGACGAGAACGGGCAGGGATATAAGAAGGTCTGCAATATCTCAGGCAAACGTAGGTACTGACAAAATTAAGCAATTACTAAAATCTTTAACGATAGCAAATGGCAGCACGAAAAACGATACAGCAGAAGGAAGTGGAAGCACTAACAAAGAATAGCTTACTTGAATTAGGTAGGTTGATTAAGGTTGCAACTGCTCGTAATTCAAAAGTAAGTAAGTTAGAGAAAGATCACTTACGGGATTCTATTGGACGTGCTGTAAAGCCGTTCAATGTTTTGATTTTATCACAAAAATTTTACGGACAATTCAATACTCCAAAAGGAAAGCCAACGCCAAAGAATAGAAAGAACTTAACTGATACACCAATGGAAAACGCAATTCAAGAGTACCTTCCAGACGCCACCAATGTTTATGTAAAAAATATGATTGATTTATTAATTAGCCCAATAGTATAATATGCCATTAGCCACACCCGCACTAACCAATATAAATACTAAGGCTCAAATTTATTTAGCAGAGTCTCCTGTCCATTTTAATTTCCAAAACGAATTATCAGACGCGAGCATTGCAAGTGTCACGATAGAAGTTTATATATGGAGAGGATTCCAAACGGCTGATCTTCCTGCAACACCGAGACTTGTTTTTAATAATGTAAAAAAAGTTAGTCCAGCAGATAAGTACATTGCAATTGAATTGCACAACGAGATAAAAGCATTTATTACAAGTTCTAACCTCAATAAAAATAACCCCCAATACGCGTACAACACAACATCAGGAGCGACGACAGCGGGGGAAGGGGTTTACTTTCACATAGTTTACAAAGTAGATGCTGAGAGCGTTAAGCAATTAGGATCTTTCTTTGCCACTTCGGGCTACAGGTATTCATTTGAGCAATTAGGCGGCCCTTACAGTAGTTATAATGATGTGGAAACTGCTAGAAAATTTGCTAAGTCAATTAATTATGATAAGTTTACTATTAATCTTACTACAGTTGCAGCAACTTCGCAGTCAGGATCTGGAGCCAATGGTTTGATCTTGCAGCAAACAGTTGTACCAGCGACAAGATTGCAGCAGACAGGCGTTACTTGTAAGCTGGCTTACTTAAATAGATTAGGTTTATGGGACACTTTCACCCCATTTGGGAAGTTTGTAACGCAAGAACCAATAAAAAGGGACGAGTTTGCTAGCACTTACCGCAACCCATTGCAAATAAATAGCCAAATTCAGCATCTAAAACAAAACGGATCTCCTACAGGATTTCGAAAATTTGCTATTAACACCGGATTAATTGACGAAAGTAACAATTATCAGATCCGTGAGTTGAAAAATAGCTCAAAAATATACCTTATTATTTTTGGTAATGACGTTTTTAAAGATGTTCAGACAGGAATTACTGTTGACAGTACAAGTGTGACAGTTGACAACACATCAATTACGGTAGATAGTGACGTTGTGACCCTAAAAGACATTGGATTTTATAGTAAATTTACTCAGATTCCCGTTAGGTTTGTTGGTAATGATTTTACTATAAAGACTAGATTAAATGAAAAAAGTTCTATATCTTACGCGCTTGAATTTGAAGAGACGAATAATTTTATAAATAATATCTTGTAGCATGATCCAAATATACATCAAGCACACTGACAATAATTTTTATTTACTAGACGTAGAGCCAACGGAACTTATTAATTTTAAATTAACGTCAAAGGACCTTAGTGACATTTCAAAGATTTTTAGTCCATTTACGCAATCATTCAATCTAAAATCTACAGACAAAAATAAAATACTTTGTGGATTTATTGGAAACGAAAAAATACAACGTGCAAATTTGACAGGAGAATTTGATTCAATGATTTACATTTCTGGATTTTTGTTTCAATCTGGAAAAATTACTTTTGAAGAGTCTGACTATGAACTGCAAGATCAGAAAACTTTAAAAACTTCTTTTGCAAGTAACCTAACAAGCTTGACAGATAGGCTTGGCGACACAACGATTCAAACATTATTTCAAGATGCTAACGGTGCATTTGATGACGCTGTAAAAGTAGAATGGAATTATATTACTTTACGTGATAGAATGAGATCAATAATTAATATTATTATTCCTAGCACTAATATTGCCATGCGCTTTGGCATCCCTTTTATTTCAAATAATAGAATTTTCACATACGACGAGGTAAATCTTGACGTTGTTGATAACATTGCATTTAAGCAAGACAGAACAGCGACAACTGTAAATCAAATATCTTTAGCAGAAGTTCGTCCTGCTGTCAGTTTTATGACAATTATGGATCACTTAATTTTAAAAATAGGCACACCAATAATTTGCCCAATTTTTGAAAGACCAGAAGTTCGTGATATTTTTGTTTGGTGCAGTTCGGAAAGTCTTGTCGTTCCAAATGCAAAAGCGTTTTCTTTAATTAATTATGAGCCTATTGTTTTTTTCCGAACTAATTTTAAACAAGATGAAGGGGCGGTAGCCGTTCCTGCTAGGGGGAATGAAAAATGGATAATGACAAGTAATCCATCTACTGGAATTTTTAAATGTAAACGTAATAATGCAACGTCTGGGGAACAAGGCGGATGGGCAGATGGCTTTGATGTTAATGTAAATTTTATTAATTTAGTGCCGTTAGTTGATACCGAAACAAAAATTAAAGTAAATTTAATTAATAATGCAACTGGTATAATTTTAGACAGTCAAGAAATTACAGGCAATATTTTTACCTCTCGTATAACAGATACTCGAGCAGAAAATCCAACAATGCTAGATGCAAACGGTGAGATATTTTTACGTGTTGAAATTTTACCTGTTACGTTATTGAAATGGGATTATTTAGAATTTCAAACTTTACAAAGGTTTAGATATTCCAGAAAAGTATTTTTTAGCAATAGAGTTGCTAGGGCTGATTATTATGCCACTTCCAGAAACAACACAGCATCAGGGACGCTAGGCGGTAATAAATTTAATTTAATTACAGCTTTACCAAAAAAGAAATGTACTGACTTTTTGCGAGACTTTTTTAAA